GAAAAAACACTGAAATATCAATTAATTGGCTCTACTATTATTACTACTCCTTTAATTGCTGCTATATCATACTTATTTTTACCATCGAAATTTTGTGTCGAATTATCTGATAATATCCTTGATAATAATTTTATTTGGGATTCTGAGATGCCTACATGGTGTGTTTCTAAAGCTACTAATACTGGTGCTTTTATTTCTATTATTTGTGGATTATGGTCTGGTTTGGTTATAGGATATTTTACAGAATATATGACTAGTCATAGTCATCAACCTGTTAGAGAATTAGCAAGTGTTTGTGATAAAGGTGCTGCTGTTAATATTATTTATGGTCTTGCTTTGGGAAATCTTTCTACTACTATCCCTGTTATCTTTTTGGCAATCACTATTTTAATTAGTTTTCAACTTGCTAATATGTTTGGTATCGCACTCGCCGCATTAGGTATGTTATCAACACTTACTATCGGTTTAACTATAGACGTATATGGACCTATATCTGATAATGCTGGGGGGATCGCAGAAATGGTTGGATTTGATGAAGTTGTTAGAGAAAGAACTGATGCTTTAGATGCAGCAGGTAATACAACTGCTGCTATTGGTAAAGGATTTGCTATTGGTTCGGCGGCTCTTGTGTCTTTCGCACTTTTTGGTGCTTTTGTTACTAGAACTGGATTAGGTTATAAAGGAGTTAATATTCTACACGCATTTACTTTCTTTGGATTATTAATTGGTGCTATGCTTCCATATGTATTTTCTGCTATGACTATGAAATCTGTTGGTAAAGCGGCACAAGAAATGGTTGAAGAAGTACGAAATCAATTTAGAAATAATCCTGGAATTATGCAAGGTATTGTTAAACCTGATTATGCTAAATGTGTTGCTATTTCTACTATCGCTTCTCTTAAAGAAATGATTTTACCTAGTACTCTTGTTATATTTACTCCTATTGTATTTGGATTTTTATTTGGAATTAATGCTTTATCTGGATTACTTGTTGGAGCATTAATATCTGGAGTTCAAATGGCTATTTCTTCATCAAATACTGGAGGTGCTTGGGATAATGCTAAAAAATATATAGAGAAAGGAAATTATGGTGGTAAAGGATCACAGGCACACGCTGCTGCTGTAACTGGAGATACAGTTGGTGATCCTCTAAAAGATACATCTGGACCTGCTCTGAATATTTTAATGAAATTAATGGCTATAATTTCACTCGTATTTGGTGACTTTTTTGTTAAAAATTCATTAACTTCTTTAATCGATGGATACAATTCATAAATAATTTTATCTTATTTATTATATATAATACTATGAGTAGACCAATCCCACGTACGCAACCAGAGTTCCAGACACAATCCCCTGAAATGGGAAAGATAACATCTCTTAGTTTTACAGAACCAAGCCACGATGACGAACGTTACACAAATATTTATATTTTTTATAAAAATGATTGGAATATCATCAAAGCGAGAATGGCTCATATTGGTTTGAAATCTTCTCCAATTGAGGATGGTTCTATTATTGAAGCTACTGGTTTCAAAACAATTCCAACTATTATGGACCATAAAATAGTTACTATGAGATATAAACAAAAGAATCTTACTGTTCCTTCTAAAAATATAGAAGATCAAATAAACCAGGACACAGGAATTGCTCGAAACGATTATTTGAAATTTTCAAAAATAAGTGACAATCTTTATAAAAATAAAAATAATACAATCCCACTTAATCCACGTATTGGGGCGCTTGTATTTGGTATAAAACATGGCAGGGGAAAAACTAAAAAAATAAGAAAACATAAGGGTATTATTCAAACTGGAGGTAATGCTGGAAAATTAAAAAAGGGATATAAATATTCTGGTAAAACTTTAAAAAGTGGAAAACCTCAAATTATTAAAATATCTAAATAATCAATATATATATAATACTAAAACTTTTATATTATCTTATTTTATAAGAGTAATATGAAATTAAAAAAAATAAATGATATCAAATATTCATTATTTTTTATGATTAAAAATGATCATAAATATAACGAGGAAAATGATTTAAATACTAATATTTCTACACTTATTGGTGGAGCAGTAGAACCAACACCACCAGCACAACAACAATCATCTGGACCACTATCTGAAACAAATCCTACCCAAATAACATCTGAATCTGAAACAAATCCTACACAAGGCAACCAGCCATTTGCGATGAATCCTAATGCTCCGACATTTGTTCCTCTAGGCAACCAACCACAATCAGCACAAACAGAAGAAAAACAACCATTTGTTTTTGCATCAGCACAAGACAGGTTATTTGAAAAGGGTCTACCACAATATTTAGAAACAATACAACAACAACAACAACAACAACAACAACAATCATCTGGACAACGCCATAGTTTAGTAATAATTCAAAATAACCAACAAAAATCAGCCAAGAAAAAAGTCTCCTTTGCACAATCTGGAACACAAGTAAAACCACCATCAGCACAAGTAAAACAACCACAATCAGCACAAACAGAAGAAACATCAAAAACAAAAGCAGCACCACCACAGGGAGCACCAGCAGCACCACCACAAGGAGCACCAGCAGCACCACCACAAGGAACACAAGTAAAACCACCATCAGCACAAGTAAAACAACCACAATCAGCACAAACAGAAGAAACATCAAAAACAAAAGCAGCACCACCACAGGGAGCACCAGCAGCACCACCACAAGGAGCACCAGCAGCACCACCACAAGGAACACAAGTAAAACCACCATCAGCACAAGTAAAACAACCACAATCAGCACAAACAGAAGAAACATCAAAAACAAAAGCAGCACCACCACAGGGAGCACCAGCAGCACCACCACAAGGAGCACCAGCAGCACCACCACAAGGAACACAAGTAAAACCAGCAACAGCAGCAACAGCACCAGCAGCAGCACAACAACCACCAGCACCAGCACAACCAGAAGAAGATCTTATAGAAAAAACACTTAAATATATTAACACTATTGGTAATAGATCTAACAATAAATTAGTTATTGCTAATAATGATAAACAGACATATCAAAAATTAGATACTGAATTTACAAAATTATTAAAACAGAAAAAAAAAGACTTTAAGAAGATGGGATTAGAATTACTTATTAAAAAAAAAATTATCTCCATACCAGACCATGCTACAAGTGCCCCAAAAAATTATACATTCTTCACAGTACATATTGATCAAGATAATATTGATCAAGATAATAATGTAAATTATAAGGATATTTCTAATAATTTACAAGATATAGAACTACAATTTAACAATCTTTTAGAGAAAAATAATGTAGATGATAAGGATATAGAAAATATGACTGATAATAGGTCCATTCATACACGGTTATCCAATATACATAAACAAAATGGAGGAAGTATTAAACAGGAAGTGGAGCAACTAAAAACAGCAAACCAACTTGGTGATTTTATTCATTTTACAGAATCTTTACCAGATGATTTAAGAGAACAAATAGAAGAAAAGTGGTTGGATGTAGAGAAAAAATCTATGGGGGAATCAATGGTAAATGATGATGACTCTGTTTCTCAAAATAAAATATATTTTCTTAAATTAAATGATAAGAAAAAACAAATTGTTAAAGATTTGGTTGAAAAATACATTTATTCAAAACAAGCAAGTATTATAGACAATTCTAAACCAGAGGATATACATGATGAAATTAAAAAACGATTTTCCCAAGATACCGCAAGTCCGATTTATATAGAAAAAATGAGAAAAAAGGAGAAGAAACTGATAGATAGAGAAGAAATAATTAGATTGAAGAAGGAGGGAAAGAGTAAAGAGGAAATCTTAGCGATTCAGTTATGGAGCATACTTAATAAGGAATTAATTAAATCTGGAGAACCGAATAATGATAATAGATTTCCATTTATAGAAGCTTATATGGATCGGTCTAGACTTATTAGATTTCTCATAACAAAAATTACAGATGAAACTTTTCAAAGTGATTTTAATCAGAAAACAATAAACGATAAAACTAAAAACATCGTTAATAACTTTATAAGTAATAATCAAAATTTTTTACAAAAGTGTATAGAAATTTGTCGAGACAAGTTTAGTTATACACGAAACAAATTTGGTTTTTATGAACCACTTACAAACAAATGTTCAACAAATATGAAATCTGATGATGGTCCTTCATATAGTACAATGTGTAAGAATGAAGAAAATGCTGTAATTATATCAGTAGAAGCAGAAGATGAAGGTAACGATGAAAATGCTGTAATTATATCACCAGAAGAAAAAAAAGAAAATGCTGTAATTATATCAGTAGAAGCAGAAGATGAAGGTAAAGGTGAAAATGCTGTAATTATATCACCAGAAGAAAAAAAAGAAAATGCTGTAATTATATCAGTAGAAGCAGAAGATGAAGGTAACGATGAAAATGCTGTAATTATATCACCAGAAGAAAAAAAAGAAAATGCTGTAATTATATCAGTAGAAGCAGAAGATGAAGGTAAAGGTGAAAATGCTGTAATTATATCACAAGAAGAAAAAAAAGAAAATGCTGTAATGATATCAGTAGAAGCAGAAGATGAAGGTAAAGGTGAAAATGCTGTAATTATATCACAAGAAGAAAAAAAAGAAAATGCTGCAATGATATCAGTAGAAGCAGAAGAAAAAAAACCACATGTAATATTAATAAAAAAAGACAATGTAGATATCGGTGGCCAAAATAAAGTTGATATATTAAATCAAGAAAATATAGATCTAGAAGATGAAATAATTGAAAATTTGAATAAAAAGGAGAAATTAGGAGGAGCATCACAAAAATTTAAACTCAAGTCTTTACTGGGTATTGTTTTTGAGTTTTTAGAAAAAGTGTTATATAAAGGTATTGAGAAAAAATTAGATATGAAAAAAGTTGCTCAATTTTTGACTAAAATGCTCGAGGATAGAAATAAAGTATTTAAAGATACATTAGAGAACTAGAATTAATATAATAAATAAGATTTACCAATTTTGTTCTTCTTTAGTAAAGGTAATTTTATTTTTAGTTTTTAATTGGAAAGCTTTTTTAGATAATTTAAAAAACCAATAATTATTTAAACAAGAAATTATAAACATAGTTATTTTTTCAATTTTTCCAGGATTAATATCCTTAAATAAAGACCAAGATAAATGTGTATAATTAGATGATCTAAGTAAAAACCACAATACAAATAAAGTAAAAGCATTAATTTTAAATATTTTACTATTATTCTTTTTAATTTTCATTAAGTACCAACCAAAATATAATGGTAAATTAGTAGCTTCTCCTATTAATCCACGTGCAGCATAATAAGGAAAGTTTTTAATTTTCATATTAGCGAATGTTAAAATAAATAATGATAAATGATGTAAAAGTGTGGATGGACAGTCAAAATATTTATTATAATATGATACATTTATTGTATCAAATACAGTATAACCTCTCATTACAATTAGATAATTGGAAATTTGTTGTATTTTTGTATTATCTAATAAGTATATACAAGATGAACCGACTGCTAATCCAGCATTAATACAACTAGTGATTTTGGATGCGAGATGTATATTATCTCTGTAAGACAATTTAGAATATTTTTGAGTTAATATTAGAATTAATTTAAAACATAAAAAGTATGTAGCAGCAATAGATAATTCTTGATTCATTTACTATTAATAAAGAATAATTTAATTAAAATATAAAAATTTTCAATTTTAATTAAATTATATATAAATGAAATTATAAGAAAACAAAATGTTCTTCTTCTTTACAAGAACAAGAGCCATTTTCAAATAGAATATTAAGTTTAAAAAAATGTCCATTATTTGTAATTACAAGTAATTTATTATCATTTTTATCAAAAGCAACAAATGATTTAGTATAATTAATTTTATATTGTATAAAACTCCATTCAGAACTAAAATATGTAGGTAAATAACCTTTAAATAATGATAATGATGATTTTAAATTTTTAACTTTATTTTTTTTATTTTCTTGTTCATGAAAATTAGATATTTCATTATAATTTTTATTATCATTTTGAAGTTTAAAGATATGTATGGTTTCGGAATCAGACGAACAAGCTAAAAATTGATTATTTTTAGAAAATGCTAGACTATAAATAATTGCCCGTTCTGTTCCTCTTCTTAATTCCTGTATTTTTTCTCCACTATATGTATCCCATATTCTTATAATAGTTCCAACAATAGAAGTAGTTGCTAAATATTTTCCATTATCAGTTAAATTTATAAAACCGATTTCTGATTCGTGTGCATTAATAATATGTGTTTTATTTAGTTCATAATTTTCAATACGGATAGTACCTTTTTCCATACCTAAAGTAGCAATTACATTTGCACTGGATACAATAGAGATAGATACTAATCCTTTAGGGTTACTCATAGTATGAATAACATTTCTTAATTTTAAGTCAGAGAAATTATATATATATGTTCTATGTTCAAGGACAATAATAATACTTTCTCTTCTTAATTTAACACATTTAACGGGTGTTCTAAATACTAATTCTCCAATAGATTGTTGGCTATGGTCATCCCATACCATAACTTTATTCGGTGAATATTCAGGATTTTTTCCTCCTCCAACAATTGCCATAATATTACATCTAAATAGCATTGAGACGATACCAATTCCCCCGTTAAATATTCTTTTAATTGATTGTCTAAATGGGTCACAACTATAAACAGTAAAACCATTATTTCCTGAATACGCAAAACAAGAAGTATCTTGATTAAAACATAAATTTAGGATATCTTCATTTTTTTCTTCAGGTATTTGTGTAGTCATCTCTACTGTCGACATAGAAAATAAAATTGAAAATAAATATTTAAGTAAACAAATAATAAAATGAAGGAAGTTGCAGCAGGTATAATTGTTGATAAAGAAGGAAAGGTTCTACTTGCTAAACGGGCCGAAACAGAACCATTGAGTGGTTGGTATGAGTTTCCTGGTGGTAAATTAGAATTATATGAAACACCAGAGAAAGCTTTAATTCGTGAATTAAAAGAGGAATTGGATATAGATTGTAATATTTTATGTCATTTACGTAATACAGAATTTAAATATGATAATGGTTTAGTAAAAATTCATTTTTATTGGATAAAAACAAAAAATTCAAAAGAAAGTTTTAAGATGAAAGTTCATGATGATTTAGTTTGGGTAGAACCAATTAATTTTCCAAAATATAAAATTCTTATATCAAATCATAGTATATGTTTAAGAATATTGAATTTATATTTTACTAATAATAAGAAATTACCAAGTTATTTATTAAATAAAATATAAATAAGTATGAGTATATAAATAATAAATAATAGATAATGTTGTGTGATAGAACATTAGATAAATGTAATAGATTAGTTATTGTATCTTATAGATTACCTGTTAAAGTAATAAAAGATGATGGAGATTATAAGATAAAATGGAATAACAGTCGGTCATCAATTGCGAATTTCCGTAGTTTTGATAAAAATATTGAAAAGATTTGGATTGGTACATTAGAAGAAAATATCCCTTCAGTAGATAAAGATGAAGTAGAAGATTTATTGTATAAATATAATTGTATTCCAGTTTTTATTGATAAAAAGTTAGAGTATAAATTTTATAATAATTTTTGTAAAGAATTATTATGGCCAGTTTTACATTATTCAGTTCCTTTACAACGTGATGTAAATTATTCAAAGAATTGGCAAAAATATTGGGGTGCTTATTTAGTTGTAAATACATTATTTACAAAAAAAATAACAATTTTTATAGAAAATAAATCAACTTTAGTATGGATTCATAATTATCATCTATTTTTAGTTCCAAATTTATTAAGAAAAAGAAGACCTTCTGCTAGAATTGGTTTTTTTATACATACAGTGTTTCCAAGTTCAGATGTATTTAGATGTATTCCAGAAGCAAATTCTATAATGCATAGTATATTATCTTGTGATTTAATTGGATTTAATACATATGATTATGCTCGTCATTTTATATCTTGTTGTCGAAGATTATTATATTTAGATTTTAAAGTTTTAGAAAATGGAGAATTAGGTTATAATTATAATGGACGAAATATAGGTTTAAAGATTAATCATTTAGGTATAAATTCACAAGAAATTATAAAATTTGGAAGACTATCAAAGATAAAAGAAATAGTAAAAGATTTAAATAAAAAGTATTTAGAAAAGAAAATTATATTGAGTATTGATACAATTGATGTTATAAAAGGTGGTGTTTTAAAATTACAAGGATTTAACTATTTTTTGGATAATAATCCAGATTTTAGAAATAAAGTTGTATTATTTGAATTTTTATTAGAAGAAAAACATATTAATATTGAAAGAAGAAAACATATTTATGAAGAAATAGAAGATATAAAAAGAAAACATGGGAATGATGTTATTAAAGTAATTAATTATAAAAATGATTTAGAGAGTTTAATGTTTCTGATATCAATATGTAAGATATCTTGTTTAGGACTATTTTCATCATATTGGGATGGGTTGAATATTTTTCCATATGAATATACTGTTTTAGATACTGAAAATCCTGGATGTATTATTTTATCACAATTTATGGGTTGTTATCGATGTTTACCTGGTGTTTTATCTGTAAATCCTTTAAAATTAAAAGATATTGCGAGTAATATATATGATGGTTTAACCATGAATTTAGAAAAACGGAAAGCATTACATACAACTAGATATAATTATGTTTTAAAACATGATTTCAATTATTGGGCGAATGATTTTGTAACAGAATTATTTAATATTTCTCGTGAAAATTCAAATAAAAAATATATGGAAGTTGGTTGGGGATCAAATACAAGATTAATTGCTTTAGATATGAATATTGAGCATTTAAGTAATTCAAATTATATTTATGATTTTAATAATGCGGAAAAGAGATTAATTTTATTAGATTATGGTGGAACATTAGTAGAAAGACATAATAATATTTTATTAAAACCTAAAAGTGAGTTATTAAATTACATATCTACTTTAATATTAGATAAACGAAATATTGTAATGATTGTATCTGGCCAAAGTCGTAAAATATTAGAAGAGGTATTTGGTAAAATAAATAATATTGGTTTAGTTGCCGAAAAAGGTGCTTTTGTTAAATTTCCGAATTCGACTAAATGGATAAATTCTTATAAATTAGATGATATTAAATGGGTATCTTTAGCAGATAAAATAATTGAAAATTATACAGATATGACACCTGGTTCTTATAAAGAATTAAAGGAAACATATTTATTATGGAATTATGAAAAGAGTGAACCTGAATATGGAAAAATGAAAGCATCTGAATTATCAAAATATTTAAGTCAAATTTTTGAAAATGAGAATATTGTTATTAATCAATATGAAACATGCCGATTATTAGAGATCCGTTTAAAAAATATTTCAAAAGCAAATGCAGCAAAAATGGTATTAGGTTATTTTCAATCTCAATTATTATTTGAAAATTTAGAACAAAATAATGGGTTTATAATGGCTATTGGAAATGATATATCAGATGATAATATGTTTACTGTTCTATCTTCTAGATCACCAGATATTACAAATAAATATACAGTAACAATTGGATTAAGACCTAGTACAGCAGACTATTATTTAGATGATGTAGTTGATGTAACAAATACATTACAATCTTTATTATCAAATATTTCGGAAAATATATCACATTCACATAGTTTTTTATTTAGTAGATAGTTTTTATCTTATAGTAGTATATAAATAAATCTATGTTCGGCGATTTTTTCAATCATTCTAATGGATCAAAGTGGTGGGGAACCGCAAAGTATGCATTTCTTATTAGTTCTTTAATGAACGCAGTATTAGCAATCTATGGATATATTAAAGCAAAAGCTAATTCAGGTCTTTTTGCTGTATTATTTTTAGTTAGTACATCAATCATTTATATTAAAACTTTAACTGCTTCTTGTTTAAAAACATCTAAATGTGGAATATTAGCTGCTTTAGAAATAGCAGGAGTCCTTTTATATATAGTACTTATCGGTATTGCTGCTATTTATGGACTTGAAGGATTACTTAAAAAAAGTGAGGCTTTTGAAGAAGATTATGAAGAAGATTATGAAGAAGAAGAACTTTAAATAGAAAATTAACAATAATTATATTATAATATAAATAATGTTTCAATATAATTATGTTTGATGAAATTTTACTAAAAAAGATTAAAATTTGGATAAAATTACCACTTAAATATAAAAAAAATGAAAAAGAATTAATATCAAATTATTCCAAAATTATAGTAGTATGGGAATATAATATTATGATTATCAA